GTATAAGCTGGTAGATCACCGTCTGTCAAAAGACCGTTTTCGTAAGTAAATAGAGCAGCTGCACCAACAATAATTTGTGAGCTATTACCACGTGTATATGCCATAATTTTTCACCTCTTTTTCATTTTATGGATAAGAGGGCTTTGTTTCCTCAAGACCAATTGTACCACGCTTTTATATAAGGGTATTATTGTAGGATACGTTTCCTGTGGTATATCCCTTGGTGTGGTAGCAGTAATCTATGATTATCTTGTTGCCAGCATAGGTTCTGGCAGTTCCAAAGTCTATAATATCCCTAGTCTCTTCTAGCTGGTATATCTTGATGTCATGGAAGTACACTGGCAAGAACTCTCCCTTATATAAGCCTGTTGCTGGATTGTAGTCTGGGCTAGACATAATCCAATTATTAAGATCTTCTGCAGATTCGTCTCCTCGATCAAGGAGGTCCTGAACAGCCTGAGTTGCAAAAATAAGAGCTTCAGAATCGCTATGCATTTTGTAGAAATAGTAAAGGAGTTGCTCATCTTTGATATGTGGAAAAGCCCTTCTCCTCATCTTAAACATTCTGTCATATACGGCAAATACGTCAGCGGAGGCGTCTGGAAAGTTTTCTGTCAAAGCCTGCAGGTCTGTTGGAGCTGTAGGGAAAAACCTCATTAGGTTGGCGCTAAATCTTTCTGGACCAAGAATTTCTGGTATCTTTGAAGATAGATAATCATTAATAAATATTGGTGGATACGACATTGCCATTATAGAACGCCAGCCTTTCTAATCCAATTTAGACCGACAGCAATTCCTCGTGATCTACCGCCACGTTTTGCTGAACTAAAGTTAGTTTTAAAATCTACTGGATTACGAAGGTAATTTGCAATCCCAGTCGATTCCAAGAATGACTGCCTAAAATATCTGCTAAAAAATGAATCGAATACTCTTTGGTATTCTCCCTGAACTGGCCCTCCTGGATTCTCCACTCTAACTGGTGTAGATGTAAAGACCTGCTCTTCGTCAACCTCAAATGCTAACACGGACTGTTTCGGAACTATTAGAACTGGAATACCATTTTCCATAATTTCTGCCTTATTGTAGAAAGGAACAGTAGAGCCATTCTTTATACTTCTAGACTGCCTAAAAGTAGAGTTAAAAGATAAGCCATTACCCTTAACAACATAGGTTAAATTAAACAATCTTGAGTCTGGAGATCCAGTCTGATCCCACTCATACATGTGGTGAAGAATCTGTGGGTTTACCCTTGCGTTTGAGTCTATGTACTGCCTTAATGCAGTTAGGGAGGTTTCTCCAAAAGACTTTAAGAATGATGGAAGCCCTCTCTTTACACCGTCAAGGAATCCGAAAGTATAGTCAACCATGTTATCCATGTCACGCATAAACTTCTTGTTGTTAACTTTTAGCTTAATCATTAGACATCAGCCCCCTGGTTTTCTGACCTTCTGATAACAATCTTGTAGTATTCGATATTGCCAAAAGGACCGATAAAAGGCTGGTTTGTTGCTATTTCAAATATAGCGGATTTTCCTTTTCGTGGACCTGAAGTTTCAGTATAAAGATGATTACAGTTTTTATCACGGATGTTTGTAATAATTACGTTAGTGACTGCATTTTCTGCTTGTCTACTTGATATCCGTATGTCTTCCTTGGCCCTGCCCATGAGGATATTGTCCTGTGTAATGTCTACGTTTGGCTTAAGCTCTTCTTTCCAAGCTGTGCCAGCTGTGTTAAAACTACAGGCAATAGTTCTATCTAAAATCCAACTTTTCTTTACATTGCCCAAAGCTGTTTGTTCTACTATAGGATAAAAGATATCTGCTTCCATTGGGAACGTGAAATCTGTCTTGTCTCCACATGCCATTAAAAGACTCCTAATGACTTAATGGGTTTTTGATACTTAGAAAGTATCTTATCCACTAAAATGTTCCCCGTCCCGTCAAACACTCCTGCATCAAATTTAATCTTAAACTGGTCGGTGCTATAGTCAGCAATGTACCTCTTGTAATAGTCTAGTTTTCCACAATCAATGTCTTCTATCAGAAGCTCGGTTGCTCTAACAATATCTGATGGGATTTTTGCATAGCCAAACTCTCCAACAACAAGATAGTCATAGCCTCTAGGAAATCCTCTGAAGAAATAATTAAGATCTAGCATGTCTGTTGCTGCAGCAGGAAGAATGTTTGGAGCTGACTCGCTTCTATTGAAGGTGTCGGCAATAGTTTCTTGTATACCCATTTTATTTTTGTCTAGCTCATACTTAACTGTATAAATATCTGGATCTAAGGAGTCAAATACTAATACGTTATTTTCGTAAAGCTTTAATAATTTCTTGATACTGTCCCAAATCGGCAAAATGTCTGCCCCTAGCCCCACAGTAGAATAAACTTTCTTTTTATAATAAAACCCATCGTCAACAACTGAGTCAATTATTGCTCTAGCTAGCTCTTCGTTTCTTGCATACTTTTCTATTTCTGTAGCAGTTTCGCCTTTTGTGTTTGGATCTACGTAAGGTCTGACAACGTCAACAATGTACTCTTCGTCATCGATAGAGATTGTGTAAGTATTGTCATACTTGGATGGCAAAGATATTGTCACATTTGATGAAGAGTTTGAAGTGACAGTGTCAGATGTGATTGAGGAGTCCGCCATATCTAAAATGGTGTAGTCATACTCAGTTCCAGGAGAACTAACAGAAACTACAACATCAGAATTATATGGCGGAACTCTCAAAATCTGCATTTACTTGCCGAACTCCCTTGCAACTTCTTCTGGAGTTGCGGTTCTTGTGTGATCACGAGTGAGCCACATTTCAGCCTGCTCTGGAGTTACAAGGTTATACCCCTTATAAACCTTACCCACAGGTCCCCAAGTTACGTTCTTTGTAGAGTGAATCGCAACCTTTTCAACCTTTGGCTTGCTCTTTGGAGCTTCTGGCTTTGGGCTTTTTGCAACCCTTCCTGCGCCAATGACCCCGTTAGCTACGGCAGTAATCGAAGAGACGGTGCTGTCTCCTATGTTCTGCCTCTTGTTTGTAATTACATTCTCTGCTACTGGCTCGTCTACTGACACCTTTGCAGAATTCTGAACTTCTTCAATTACGGCTTTAAACTGCTCAGCACTTTCTTTTGAAATTACTGGCTCTCCATCTTCAAGCTTTGCTGGCAACACTTCTTGCTGCTCTAAAGCATCTTCATTATTAATTTCTTCAGACATGAAAGTCTCCTTTTCTTGTTAACTTAATTATAACAGATTAATGAATAAAGGGGCAGGAGCTAATGCCCCTGCCCCCTCAATTTTTTGCTACAGTTTAGCTGTCAGCAGCGGCGTCAGCGAACGCAATTGCGTCCTCTTCTTCCCACTGTAGACCAAAGCGGACGAATACTGTGTATTCAATGGTGTCCTTCTTTGGCTGGTACTGACGGTTAACGGTGATGTCTCTCTGGAATCCCCACACACGGTTCTGTGGGAATGTAAGGTCTACATAACCATCTGGGTAGTAAGGAACTTCCTGTACGTCAATTCCTAGAACACGGGTAGTGCGAGCACCACCAAATGTCTGGCCCTGTCCATCAAGGTAGCTCTGGGTATTAGCCTGAGTGTTACCATTCTTTCCAAGTGCCTCAGCAATTGCGTCAGATAGTGTACCGTTGTTCTTAACGATACCCTGGAATGCATCGGTACCTGCGTAGAACTTCAAGTTAGACTTGATTGCACGGTACTTACGTGGCATTGCCAAGATAAGCTGCTGCATAACCTCTGGAGTCCATGCATTGTCAGCTACTGTTACAACAGCCTCGTGTGCATCTCCAGTCTTTGCCTTGTTGACAAAGCCGTCCATAATGTTAAGGAATGGGTTTGAACCCGCTCCTGTACCATTGATGGCTAGATCTTCGATGTCATTTGCAAAAGCATTTGTCATCAAACGAACTAGGTGGTCCTCTAGTGCAGCCCCCTCAATACCATCTTCGAGAGCCTCTGCTGAGACTTCCCAGTCAAGACGAATCTTCTTGGTTGTTAGCTCTACCTTTGAGAACTGAGCGCCAGCGTTTGTGTAGTCTCCTACAGCCTGAGCTGCAGCACGGATTACACGCTCTCCAACGTTCACCTTCTCTAGTTCCATGGTGTTTGCTCGCATAGTTACACGACGACCATCCTTGGCGAGTACAGTTGCATCCCATACGTAGTCAATAAAACGACGTGCCTGTTCAGGGCGTAGAATACCACTGCCTGCATCACCCGAAGGATTTACA